TGTCTTATCACCCTAGGAATAACTATGTCTGAAATAAACAAGGAGAATTATGAATGAGTTGGCTCTTTTCGCAGGTGCTGGTGGAGGAATACTTGGGGGACATTTGCTCGGATGGCGAACAGTCTGTGCAGTCGAATGGGAACAATACCCAGCTAGCGTATTGTGCGCCCGACAAAATGACGGGTTTCTCCCGCCTTTGCCGATTTGGGATGATGTACAAACCTTTGACGGAAAACCTTGGCGAGGAATTGTTGACGTTGTATCTGGGGGCTTTCCATGCCAAGACATCAGCGCAGCAGGAAAAGGTGCAGGAATTGACGGAGAGCGATCAGGAATGTGGGGACAAATGGCACGGATCATTCACGAAGTACAACCCAAGTACATCTTCGTGGAAAACTCACCAATGCTCACTTCTAGGGGACTTGGACGAGTTCTCGGAGACTTGGCCTCAATGGGGTTTAATGCGAGATGGGGAGTGTTGGGAGCAGCAGACATTGGCGCAAATCATCAAAGGGACAGAATATGGATTGTCGGAAAAACTACCGACCCCACAATCCTCGGATCACATCACAAAAAAAACAAGCGCATCATGGAAAGCCAAAGGAGGAGTGAATTACACATTAAGCAATCCAGAGATACAAATGAAATGGGCTACACCAACAACGATGGACACATTGCCACCGAAATCAGAAAAAGCATTGATGAAAGAAGCAACACAAGCAAGACCGAACAGAACCAAGCCAGCCAATTTGAGAGATCAAGTGAGCAATATGCACAAATGGCCAACTCCAGATGCAAATTGCGGTCAGAGAGGGACGCAACCGAATTGGATTCCAAAAAGAAAATCAGGACAACCAGCTCAATATACGATCAATCAAGCAGTTCGAGATTCGGGTCAGCAAATTGGTGGTCAGTTGAACCCAATGTGGGTAGAGTGGCTCATGGGATGGCCGATAGGGTGGACAGACTTAAAGCCATTGGAAACGGACAAGTCCCTTTGTGTGCAGCAACAGCATGGAGAATCTTAAATGAACTATGAAGAAGCAAATCAAGTATTGAATAATGTGAAGTATGGACTATTTGAGCCAAGCTACAAGGTTACTCAAGCACTCATTATTACTGGTGATATGAATACCGCCAGTAACCTTGAACACAAGCTCATCCAAACAGGATTCTTAGATGACACAGAAAGAAACCTTATCAACCCACCTTGGACGGTTGGACCCTCAAGTTCTTATTGATCACTATGCAAGACTTGCACTCTTACCAGGATGGATTGACCACGCTAGATATCAAATAGATATCATGCAAAAGCATCCAACAGGAATGTACAAGGGTATCGGCAAAGCGGTAGCACAACGAATGAAAGAATTGGAATGACTTTTGTAGTGACTTTTAAGATTCCTGGTAAACCTGAAGGTAAGGGCCGTCCACGCTTTGCTAGGCGTGGTAAATTTGTAACAACTTATACAGATAATAAAACCAGAACCTATGAAAGCAAGATAAAAGACATTGCAATGGTCGCTATGGGTGCTTCTATGCCCCTTACAACCCCATTAGAAGCATTTATTTACATTTCCTACCCAGTGCCTGCGTCCTATTCAAAAGCACGCAAGGCAGATTGTTTAGCAAATGCTGAAAGACCTACTAAGAAACCTGACATTGACAATGTGGTTAAAGCGGTTTGCGACAGCATTAACGGGGTGGTTTATGTGGATGACACACAGATTGTGGACTTACACGCTACTAAGGTTTATGGTGAACCTTATGTGGAGGTATTAATCAAGGAAATATCATGAGTATTTTTTGGACTACGGTTATATTGTTCTTTTGGACGGCAGTATTGATCGCTGCTGCTTTGATTGTCTTTCTCGCTATAGAGTGCATCAATGATTGATTACGAAATACTGGATCAAATACCTCAGAATAGAAAACCTTGGTGGTATACAGGGGTCAAAAGTGAAAACTGGGGGGGTAAAAGAAAAGGGGCGGGTAGGCCAAAGACTAAGTTCGGTCTGCAAGTGCTGATAAACCCCAACCCTATTCAACTTAAATTACTCATAGAATATGGTGACGGTGACCTTGAAAAAGGTTTAATGAAATTGATCAATGAGAACTTTTAATGAGAAAAACAATGTGTCAAAGGTTTGCGATAGTAAAAAAGGGTGGGAAATTAGTAAAACCATTTTCTGATGAATCCCCTTATTTGTTATTTGGAAGAAGAATGGATGCACTGGCTTGTGTGATTTTAGAGCGACCAGGAACGCATCGAGTTGTTAAAGTCAAAGTCACAATAGAGGAATTACCATGACTAAAGGATGGAGAAAAAGAGGGGGTGGCCGTGGAAGAAATTGATCCCAACAAAGCCATTGAATACATTCAGCGTGAGTCTAAGAACTATGCCGATGCACTAGCCCAGGCTAATTACCTAGAACGCTACTTAAAAACCAAGAAGGCAGAGCTGATGGGGGAGGAGTCTGGCTCACTGGGGGCTAAAGAAGCCTATGCCTATGCCCATAAGGACTATATAAGCCTTTTAGAAGCCCTCAAAACCGCAGAAAACACTAAGGAGCACCTTAGATATATGTTGGACGCTGCCAAGCTTAGAATCGAAGTCTGGAAGGTTCTAGAGTACAACAGGCGTGTTGAAATAAAGAATGGAATGTAGATGTACAGAAATCCCAAATTATTGCAACTTATGCGAGAATTGCCTTGTCAAATCTGCGGAATCCAAGATGACACGATTGTTGGGGCGCACTCTAACCAACTCAGAGATGGGAAGGGAAGGGGGCTTAAAGCCCACGATTACCGTATCGCTGCCCTTTGCTACCCGTGCCACATGGCAATTGACCAGGGAAATAAGCTAGACAAAGAGCAGAAGGTTGAATTGTGGGAAATGGCCCACCGCAAGACTATCGGATATTTGTTTGAAAAAGATTTAATTGAGGTGAAATGATGGACCCAATAGGCGAATTTTTATTAACTATGCTCCACGGGGTGACCAACGCCCACTTACTGCATTGGAAAGAAACCAATGGATTTAGACACCAAGTCTTAGGTAAATTCTATGAATTGCTGGGAGAGCTTACTGATGAGCTTGCCGAAGCAATGATGGGGGGCTATAACTTTGTGCCAGAGTTCCCTCAAACTTATTACCACCCAGCATCCACGGGTGAAGAGGAGGTTCTTGCACTCAAGGCATATGTTGAGCAAAATAGAGACAAACTACCACAAGATAGCGCAATTCAAACCTTGGTGGATGCTATTCAAACTCAAATTGACCGCACTCTTTACTTGATCAGAAAGGATTAATATGAAGCCTGGACTCTATGCCAATATCCATAAAAAGCAGGAACGGATAGCCCGTGAAAAGGCAGAAGGTAAGCCTGTTGAGAAGATGCGAAAGCCTGGTTCAAAGGGTGCGCCTACTGCTAAAGCATTTGCCAACTCTGCCAAAACTGCTAAAAAGAAATGAAAAAGCACGATAAACCCATTGCCCACAAAACCACGGGAAAGGGCAAAACATATAACCCCACCGATAAAGGTGCAGGGATGACCGCTAAAGGGCGTGCTGAATACAACAAAAAGAATGGCAGCCACTTAAAAGCACCAGCACCTAGCCCCAAAACAGAAAAGGATAAAGGACGCAAGGCATCATTTTGTGCCCGAATGTCTGGCGTAGTTAGAAATGCCAAAGGTCCAGCTGAAAGGGCCAAAGCTTCTTTACGCAATTGGAAATGTTAAAGGGGGGCTAAATTTTTGACGGGGGGTCTTTATTTGATGGGGGGTTGACTTGCAGCAGAACCCAAAAATGACCCTCAAAACCCCTCCCTACTGCCTAAAAATTAAGCAGATATAGGAAAAAAGCATTCAAATCGATTTAAACACCTTACAATCGGTTAAACCTAAAACGAATATATACCCATCAACCAGCGAAAAAAACGCCTCAAAAGCCCTAAAAAAGCCCTTTATAAAGCTTTAAATACTTGAATTCACATTAGAAAACAATAAGCAAAAAAAAGCCCTCAATCAAGAGGGCAAAGAGGGTTTTTAATAAATTAAGGGTTTAAATTGATCTAAAGGCAATTTGAGGGTTTTCTTGTTACCTCTGAACCTATGACAATAAATTAAGTCTTTTTCTATTTTAGTTACTATCAATAGGTTTTCATCATTCAATTGAACCCCAATGGTTCCAATTTTTATCATGTCTCACTTAATCCTCGTAAGGTGCGACAAAATCAATCCAATGGCATTTGACTGTCTCATCGGTAACATCTAACAAAAGATCATAGAAGAAATCAATTCTCTTTTGTTCATCCCATTTCATGACATCATGCGCCATTGCTTGAGCAACTTCTCTAGTGATCCTTTCAATGGACATATGAGAAAGGGTTTCTGTTCTGTAATCAATTAATCCATTCATTTTCCAATTCCTTTCAAATAACCATTAATAAAAAATTTCATCTTCTCTAAATCTTCAGTTACACACAAAAAATCATCTTTTCCAACATCTTGAATAAATAACTTGTATCTATATCCTCCACACTCTCTCATTTCGGGGTTTGGATAGTCTACAAACAAAGTTAAATAAACATCAGGTTCAATTTCTTTACCCAATGATGGACAAATGTCATCCTTAAAAGAAATATCCTCAAAGCCCTCAATTTCGGGTAAAGGTTCGGGGAAATCTGGAAATGCAGTTTTATAAGTCATTTTTAAATTGCTCCTACTAAACCGATAGCATAATCTGACATTTCCCATCCAAGCTCTTGATAAGCTTTGTAAGCTTCTTCGTAACTAGGATAAATCCCAATAATCTCGCTTGTTTCTTTTTTGATAATTTCGTACATATTGAACCCTTTCATGCAACTTTTAAAATATTAATTACTTTCATCATTTTTTTACCATGTGCAGGGTAAACAATTAAGTCAACATTTTTTGAATAGCACGCTCTACACCCCGAACACTTCCCCTCATTTTTGTATGCTTCACAATAGGAAACATTCAAACCATTAGGGAAAATCTTATCTTCACTAGATGGAACAATCACAGAACCATGTAGACCTTTAATAAATTCACCTCTAACACTGTCGCTAGAGAAGCGAACCATTACATTATCCAAAGATTTCATTTTCAAGAACAAGCCCTTATATTTGGGAAACTTGTGCATTCTTGTGGGTAACCAATGAGAAACCCATGGGGTTCTTTGCATGACTTCTAAAATCTTTTCACCCAATGCCAATGTATAAATGTCTCCACTGTCAAACCATCTGAAAAACCTATCGTTTGATAATGCTTTAACCATATCGTCAACCCATTCAAGCCTTTGCCAATCTGATTTATTAAAATCTCTAGGTGCTTTCACATTAGGGAACCGATAGTTTCCTGTTGTTGCGTAACATCCCTTGCAAGCATCCACAAGCTCTCCACTAGCATCTACTGAACCCGAACAAGTCTCAAGTGCATTGAGAGACCATGAACGAATCCCATCAAGCTTAGAAGTCTTTGATAATTTCACCATATTAATCCCCTATAAAAAAATCTGTTTCTTTGTATTCTGAAAATTGAGAGTCAACCAATTCGCTTACTCTCCCATTGAATAAACATTTAATAAAGTATTGACCCAATGAATCTACAATTACTTGATATCCTGAATCACCCCAATAAACCTTTGAACCTTGGTTTACTGATTGTTTAATTTCATTTAAATCCATATTGATCCCTTTACAGTGTTAAAGAAAAACAATAAGCAAAGAACACCATGAGAACAATGGTGATCAATCCATAAATAAACTCTTTCATGTTTAGCCCCTATAGTTTGACAATTTAGAATTGCATTCTTCTAGTGTTCCTACAAACAAAGGTTTTACACTTGATAAAACAGAACATGATCTAACAATGTGCTTGTTCTCAAAAACCGAAAAGATAATTTCATACATATTTAACCCCTTTAAATTGATGTTTTAATAACCCTAGGTTTAACCTCCTAGTGCTCTAAATATAACGATTCATTAACCAAAGTAACATAGGTATAAACCCTAATAAGGCATATTTAGCACAATAAATATTTAAATCAATAGATCAGAATCGATAGTAAAAACCTATTGTCTTTCCGTTAACACTTGATTCATTGTAAAAATCAAAGTGCTTTTAAGACTTTATAAACTGTTAGTAATATGTGTATAACTATTGATGGGTTAAAGCTCGCATACTATTAAACCTTGAACAAATAAATAAGCCCTCAATTGGTGCTTGATAGTCAAATGAATAGGTAAGAGAGACAAGACAAGCTCTCATGGTCAAGAACCATTCAAACCCTAATAACTGAATACTTAAGGTTTCGGAAAACAATATAAACCTCGTTTTGTATTTAGATCACATATAGAGACAGTAAACAGATAAGACAAGTCTTTATCTCGTTCGCTTGGTCTTCAACCAATCATAAACCTCACTCACTTCAAAGCAATCGGTCTCCCCACCACATAAAATCTCATCCCACCATGTGAAATGCGCTGCTGCCATGGGGGGAGGGGGGGTAGGACTGGAGACCATCCAGGGAAGGGGGGCCCACTCACCCAATCCCAAATTTTTTTTAAAAAGTTTTAGTATAATAAACCAACAGGAGATGTAATATGAAATGGCATTTGGTTAATCCTATATACGATGTTGAGAGACTGATTACTAAGTTCGAGGGTTTCTATGGTTCCGAGTCTGGGGTGCTGACCTATGATGAGAATTTCCTAAGAAAGAATCTGACGGTTGCTGCTACTGTCCAACTGTTTGATAAGAGCAAGGAGTTCATTGCTTACGCAGAAGAGGACAATAAGATACTGGGGGTTTGTTGGTTTGATCGGGGCGGGTATGCTTCCTATTCAACTAAGGAGATATCCAATAGCAAGTTTCACCATATTGACCTGACATTGTCCGTACGGCAAAGGATAAGGGTGTTGAATCAAATGATTGACCAACATCTCTTATGGGCCGATAATTGGGGCATTCCTGTTGTATGCAGTACCAGTATCCGTAAAGACTATGAGGGCTTTATGAGGGTGCATGAAAAGCGTGGGTTTACTGTCAATGGGTCATTTGCTTGGATCGATACCAAGGAAGGGTTGAAATGGATACGGTAAAAGAAACAAAGAAAGCAATTGAGCTGGCTACTGGTAAGAGAAGCCCAAAGCAGAAATCCGTGGTCAACAATGTGACCGAATATGGTGCACTGTTCAACCGACTGAATGAAGAAAGATTGGCCAAAGGTTTGCCTCCTCTCAAGACTGCTATGGAGGTTTTGATCGATGCGATGCAGTCTGATGAACTGGATATGAAGGACAAAGCCAGGATTGCTGATAAATTAGCCCCCTTTGAATCCTCAAGAGCACCTATAATCTCCATAGAGCACGTTCAGAATGTCCAAAAGGATGAAGAGGAAGATGCTGAACAAGCTCTAGAAAACTTTCTTGAATCTCTTAAAAAGGTGTAATATGCCACTAACTTACGGCACATCCAAAAAAACCATGTCTAAGAATATCGCTAAAGAGCGTGAGGCTGGTAAACCTGAAAAACAAGCAGTGGCAATTGCCTATGCTGTTAAACGTGACGCTGAACATAAACGCAAAACCCGAAAGGAAAAGAAATGAGTGGATACACTTCTGGGAACAATGCTCCCACACTAATGCCCCAAGCCCCCAACCGTAAAGGCAACATCGGCAGAATGGAAGCTTCTCACTATAAAGGTGTGACTGCCGTTACTCGCCCCCAAGGTAATCTAAGCCAACCTTCTGGTAACCAAGGTGCTCCTTCTTTCCAAAGAGCTTCTGACAACACTTCTGCTGGCGCAACCGCTGGTAGAAAACAAAAGGTCATGACTAGCAGACCTAAAGAGTTGTACGATGGTATGTGTCACAATGATGGTTACATGAACAGTGACCGTACTAACTACTTAAAGTGAGGCCAATATGTCTGCATACGGAAGAGTCATCAGTGGTGGCAAACAAATGTCTAAGGGCTTGACCAAAGCCATCAACGATAAATTGGATACTTTTGCTGAAGGCAACGGTAGAGCAAAGACCATTGCAGAAGCGGTTAACAGTGCTTACACAGTAAAGACATTGTCTACCCAACACACCGATGGTGTAAAACAATTTGGTAAATTCACCAAACCCAGTGTACCTAAAAACGTTTAAAAGGAATTGATAATGGCTACTTTTGATATTGAGGCCCTAAAGGCCGACTTACCCACGGCTAAAGAATTAGCTCAATTTGTTTACGACAAAACGCAGATTGCCCTTGATCTGGTGGGTAAGCCTAAAGAAGAACAGTACCTGGTTGCTAAGAATGCGCTAGAGGGTAAAAAGATTCCACAAGAGTTCATTACGGATGAGAATCCTTATGTTGAACGCAAGGAACTGATTCCTGTTGACGAACTCAAACCCGTCCCCCCTAGAAGTGCTGACCTACCCCCAGAGTCATCTAGGGTGCATTTCTTTGGTGCAACCAATATGCCCCATCCATTGGACCCACAATCCAATAGAAAAGTGCAGATCAACTTTTGGAAATACGACAACGGCATGATCACCTACCAAGTGGCTGGTCCTGTTGAACAATTGGCCATTGGTTCTAGGGTCAATAAGTTTGGTCAAACCCAGCCTGAAAAATACACTTGGATTGACCCCCGCACAGAAGAGATCATTCTCAGAAGACAAGACGGTTCTTTTACTGAAAGAGGCCGTGGTATCTATTCATTCTGTATCGGTGAAAAGGGTGCAGGAATCTGGACACTGATCGACAAAGACATCATCTCATTTACTGAGAAGAACATTGCTAACCCTTGGGCTTAAATGGACGATTACTCCAAAGTATTCAGGCATAAACTTCCTTCCCAAACGGAAATTTGTGCCAGAAAAAGCCTAGAACTTCTAGAAAAGAATCTTAGGGGTGAGCAAACCTTTACCCCTGAAGAAATTTATTATCTAGCAAGCGCAGCAGAAATTCTTTTGGATATGTCCTCAAAGTATGGCGAAGAGTGAAGCCAGTGATTATGTACAACCCCTATATAAAAATAGGGCGTTAAAGTATCTGATCCAGTTGTCAGGCGGTAAAAAAGCAATCAAGCTGATGACCGATGAACAAAAACTGGCCATGAAGAATGCCAGGGACAAGATTGCATTTGATATGCAATTCAATCAGCTCAAATGGTTTAAGCCTTTTGAATACCAAAAGAAGTTCTTTGCTACTGGCAAAACCCATACCCGTAGGGGAATGATTGCTGCCAACCGTTCTGGCAAAACCATTGCATCTACCTTTGAGACTGCTTACCACCTGACGGGCAGATACCCCAAATGGTGGAAAGGCAAAGTCTATGACCAACCCATCATTGCCATGTGTTCTGGTGAATCTTGGGAACAAGTTGCAAAAACGCTACAGTCCAAGTTATTGGGTTGTGACGATATCAAACAGGGTTATAAATTGGGGTCAGGGTCAATCCCCAAGGATGCCATTGACTTTAAATCCTACCGAGCAGACGGAGCCAATGTGCTCTCCATTGAGATTTGGCACATCACGGGTGGTAAATCTAAGCTTTACTTTTCTAACTACACTCAAGAAACAAGGCATTTGCAAGGCTATGAACTGGATTTGGTCGTACTTGATGAGCAACCTCCTGATGAAACCTTTTCCGAGTTGGTGGTGCGTACTGCTTCCCGAAATGGACAGGTCATATGTTCATTCACTCCACTCAAGGGTCTCACAGGATTGGTCAGAAAGTTCTGGGATCAGACCGAAGGATACTGCCATGTAAGGGTGACTTGGGACGATGTTCCTTATGTCAATGAATGGGATGAACCGTTTTTTACCAAAGAAGAACGGGAACAGTTGGCTAGAGACTTTATGCCTTGGGAGAGGGAATGCCGTATTAACGGCATACCATTGGTGGGTCAGGGCGTGGTGTTTCCCATATTGGATTGGCCAACCTACAAGGCCACGGATATTAACCTTAGAGACAATGAAAGCCTGGAGAGGTTGATTAGTTTTGACTTAGGAATTAAAAATGACCCGACCGTTATTTCATTCTTTTTCCGTGATCCAGTTGAAGAGACAATTTACCTTCATCGGCAAATCAAAATCCCGACTGGGGAAACGCCAGATGAATATGTTCATTACCTGCTTGACAAAGAGACTAGGGGTGTCCCGATTGCACTACCGCATGACGCAGCGACCGCTGGTAGGTACACTCTCACAGAACAAAGTGTTAGGGAAGTATTTGAAGATAACTACGGGCTTAACTGCATTGCGGGGGCGATCCTGAACCCAGTGAATGACCAAGGTAAAGTAACCAACCACAAAGCTTACGGAATCAATATAATGCGTATGGGGTTCGAGCGAAAAACCTTGATGATTAATGAGAATTGCAGGGATTTTCTGGATGAATGCCGAAATTACGCTATCGATGCCCAAGGCAGATTCAGCGACCCAGATGACTGTATTGACTCCGCAAGGATTGGGATACTGGCACTGATTCAGGGTCACGGGGAATCTGTAGTCAGTCGAGCTAATAACTTTGAAAAACGTAGGTTTGCCCCGATAGAGGGAAAGGTCCAAAGGATTTAATATGTTAGACAAACAAAACATAGTCATAGACAACCTAACAAGCCCAACTGGTCACCGTGGCATTGTTGAGCAAGTGGCCCACGAAGCCTATGTCAAGATGGTTGATTACCTGAGACTGACGCAATCCAAGAATACATATAACCGATTCACTGACTACCATTACCTACAAATCCCCGTATCCAATTCCACAGAACCCGTTCGTGGTATTGACTACATCGCCCCTATCGTCACGCCTGGGATTGATTACGCTACTGCCGTGATTACCAAGTGTTTGATGCCTGATGGCCAAGTCAACTTTGAATTCAATCGTTTTACTGAAGACGATGCGATTGGTGCTAAACAATCCACCGATATGGTGAAGTATTTCATCAATGATAAAAATGACGCTTATGCAATCATCAGGGATTGGGCACAAGATGCGCTTCTCCACAAGAATGGTATTGTAATGGTCATGCCTATTCGTGAATCCATCACGATGTACAAGGAAGTCGAGGGCACACGGGACCAATTAAGGGCTTTTGAGATACAAGCTGCCGATTCTGGACTGACTACAAAGCGTCAAAACATGAGGCGAGTAGATGTCAATCTTCAAGGCGCAATGGCCGAGATGATGAATCCTCCACAAGAGGAAGAACAAGGCGAAGGTCCAGAATCCCAAGGCGAAGAGTTGAATGAAGCTTTAAAGAACAACTATATCTATAAAGCCAAATACAAACTTACTGGTTACTCGACTAACATCAAAATCAAGCACGTTGCCCAACATTACTTTGTTTGCAACCCTACCGTGCCCAAGATTGCCGACCAAGACTTTGTGGGTTTTTATGATCCTATGACCATCCATGAAGCCAAGGTAATGTATCCATACATTGATCTTGAGAAGTTTGCCGACCACGCTGCCTACGGACCCGCAGGAGCTTATCAAGCAGGTGCGCTAGAGAACGATCTCGCCCTACACGCTAGAGACTCTACCCCCGTGCCAGGTCAAGGCGTGATTGCATCCCAAGGTGCTGACCGCTATTCTAGAGTGGTGATGCTGACTACCGTATGGCTCAGAAAAGACATTGATGGTGATGGCGAAGAAGAGATTGTCGAGCTTTGTTATTCAGGGTCTTATGTTCTGTATGCCAAGGAAGTAGACTTTATTCCTTTAGCCAACATGAATCCCAAGCCTTTGGTGGGTAACTTCTTTGGTTACTCATTGGGTGAGCGTCTTGTCCCCATGCAGGAATACGCTACTTCTGTTCGCAGAGCAGAGTTAGCCTTTGCGCTCCAAGCGTCTACCCCCAGAATTGGTGTAAATCCAGAGTTCTTGGATGCCGAAGAAATTCAGCGTGGCGTGTCGGCCATGTTTATTTTAGACCGTAAGTTTGATCCTAATAAACACGTTTGGGAACCACAACCCTTGCAAGGTAACTTGGGCTATGTCCAATCTTCTATGGAGCGATTTGATAGCGAGAAGATGGCCATGATTGGCATGACTTCACCTGGGGACACATTGAACCCAGAAGTGATGAAAGATGGCAATTCAGGATTTAAGCTTCAAACTGCTATGGGTCCCAATCAATTGATCCAAGATGAGATGGTCAAAAATTGCGCCATTGCCCTCAAGGATGTAGTGTATTTGGTTTGGAAGACGATGATTCAGTATTCTGATGACTACAACATCCAACAACTTGCTCACGCTTGCTCAGAAAATGCAGGTGGCTTTTTGGATGCAATGGCAGTCGAGAATTATCAGTTTATTGATCGCAAGATGATCAGTCTTGATTTGGCTTTGGGCTTTATGTCTGAAGAAAACCGCCTTACTCGCCAACAATTGATCACCGCTGCTCAACAACAATTTGGCCAAGCCATGATGATGGTTCCAACCCAATTGCCTGAGATGTTTACTAAACTCAGGTTACCCTATGAGGACACATTAAGGTCTTTGGGTGTCAAGCATATAGATGCTTATCTACCCACATTGGAAGAATGGACAAAGATTGGCCAATTCAAGTCTCAGCAACCCCCATCTGCACAAGATGAGGAAATGAAAGCCAAGACTCAAGCTCAATTGGCCAAGGCCCAAGAGACAATGGCCAATACTGCATTTATTAAGAAGAAGACGGATGACATTGACACGGACAATATGTTCGAAGCATTGGCAGCGTCTAGGGACAAGTTAAGAGCCGTTCAAGTTGACTAAGGAGCAAAATGAAAAGTTTATTGGGAAATATCACTGAGTACTTTAATAGGCGAACCAAGCACAAGGACTTAAAAAGTGACCAAGTTGAAAAACAGGTTAGGTTCATAGAAAACGGGGAGATTGCTACCCGTCTTCTAAAAAACACCGATTTTGCTTTGATGTTCAATCTGTACAGATTTAGCTTGATGGAGAGAATGGAGGATGCAAAAACTGATTTAGATAGAATTCGTGATGCTCACTATATTAGTGGTGCTCGGGATTTTATAGATTTCATTGAATTGACCGTATACTTATCGGTTAACGCCCAGGCGAATATCGATAAAAAGAATTAACATTTTTTATAGAATAGGATAAACTTATGGAAAACGTGACCTCAACCGAGACCGTTACCCAACAAACTGGTGACCCCGTGGCTACCATTGCTGACATGATTGCCGCCAACAGGCGAAACAATCCCCAGCCCGATGGCAGTACACCGCCTCCAGGTGGACAAGTAGAGGAGTCATCCCCTACCCCACAGGCGCAACCTGAAGATGGAAGCGAACCTGAAGAAAGCGTAAGTGAGACTGAAGAGCCAGTAGAAAGCGAAGAAGCAGTAGAGTCCTCCGAAGGAGATAACTCCATTGTCAATTTCTTTGAATTTGCTGATGAGAATCCTGATTTAAAGTTCAAAATACCCAACAAAAATGCCGATGGTGGTTTTGTTGAGTTAACTGCAAAGAAGGCTGCCACGCTTTTAGGTCAAACAAGTGCTTTGGATGAAAATTCTCGCAAACTTAAAGCTGAAAAAGCCGAGTTTGAAGAGTTTGAAGCGAAACGTAGGGCTGAACTAGACGGTTTGCAAATTGGTTTGGAGTTGACGATAGTCCCTCAGTTGCAAGAAGTGGCTGATGAACTGGTAACCCTTCAACAATATAACCAGACTTGGAAGCAAATCCTCGAAAACGCCACTGATCCTGTATCTCAATCTGAGGCTCAAGCAGCGATTGCTCAGAACCAAAAGTTGATACAAGAGAAGTCGCAGTTTATCCAAACGAATCGTCCTAAAGTTGAACAGTTTTATAGGCAAAGAAGTCAGTTTGTTCAGCAACAACTTGAACAAGCAAGACAAGGCTTCAGCGATAAAGAACTGTCTAACAAGGCACTCTATTCCGAATTAAGGGAAAAGATTGCCAAGGATTGGAAAGGTGCTAATTTGTCGATTGTTCCTGGAATACCAAACATTGATTTGATTTCTAGTGACGAACATTTATTAGCTTTGGTGAGAGACGGACTCAAGTTTCGTGAAGGACCCAAAGTTAAGAATGCAGGTGGTTCATTGGCTGCGGCTGGTAAACAAACTGCTAAAGGTAAGACAAGTATGCCTGATCCAACTGAAGACCTCCAAGAACGGGCTAAAAAAGGCGATAAGAATGCGGCTAGGGACCTTTTAGCAACCATGCTTGCGTCAAACAAACAAAGACGTAAGTAACTTTAGGAGTATTTAAACATGGCAACGATTACATCAACATCCCTTGGTAATGGTAACGGTTCGTACACGACCGATATCGTTGTTAAGGACTTAGACTTAACAGTATCTAACTACGTTAAAGACAGAACCCCTGTTACCAACATGGCTATGTCTAAAAAGCGTAAAGTCAATTCAACTTTGCACATTTGGCCTAATGACTATTTCCGTCAGCCAGCCTTAAACGCTAAGTTGGAAGGCGCATCAGTAACTGCATCCTCAGCCGCTGACAACACACGTTCTAACTTGGGTAACTACACACAGATTTTCACAACTGTGATTGGTGCTACAGGTACTGCCCGTGCCGTTGAGCAAGCTGGTGGCGATCCCCAAGCATATCAAGAAGTCAAGCAATTGACTGAAATCATGTTTGATGTGGAACTCCAAATGGTTCGTGCAGACGGTGCTTCTATCAAGTACGCTGGTCAAGCTGGTACACAACCTAGCGGTTCTTCTGGTGTTAACTCTGGCCGTAGATTCGGTTCATTGTTTGCATTTGCAGGAACTCGTTCTGGTAATGCCACAAGCGGTACTGATGTGTTGAACCTCGCTACTTCTGACAGCAATGACGTAACTAGCGGTATCAGCACCAACCAACCTTTCAACGGTACATTGGCAAACGCTGGTTTGGGTTATTTCACCTTCTCTTCTGGTGTAACAACTCAACAGTTCAGCCCTTTCTTGTACAAGCAATTGGTTACAACTGCTGAACAACGCTTCAACGCAAAAATCACTAACATGATTGTTCCCACTTCAATGAGAACACATATTTCTGATACATTGCCCACAAGCCGTTCTATCAACAGATTTAACCCTGCTGACAAGGGCGACACCATCGGTACATACGAAGGTGACTTCAACTACACATACCAAATCGATGACGATTGGATCATGGACCAAACAGGTTCTGACAATACATCCGTATTGTTCTTGAATCCTGATGTAGTTCAGTGGGGTTCACTCCGTGAGCTTGGCCCAAATAATGAAGTGTTCTCAAACGCTGACGCTTCTTTGGACCAGTACATCATGGAAGGTACATTGATTGTTCGTAATCCTGCTGGTGTTGCTGTTTTGGCAGCGATCTCCCCAACAGGTGCGTCAGTTTCTGCACCCCGTGCTTCTACAAAAGTTCAGCGTTATTTGGCATAAGCCATTTTCTGAAGGAGGTCCTCACGGGCCTTCTTTGGAAAGGAGTTAATGCATGGAAAAGTATGAATCAGATCAAGTAAATGAAGATTACTATTTAAAAGGTAATCTTGAAGCTGGGGTTGACGGGGTTTTCCGTCAAAACGACAAGCTTTTTAATGAAGTTAAATCTGGGACTTGGTCTCAGACATTCAAAACTCCCAATTTAGATTACAAAGTCGGTGCGGTTGATGGCGAGCGTTATGTGCAATACACGCAACATAATGTGGAAGCAATCAAGGCAGACTGCAAGCAAAAGCGTGAGTTTTATGCTATCCACGGAACAGACAATCCATTCTTTGCTGGAACTTTCCATGCGATGGAATTGCCCAAATGTTTTGCCCACGAAATCAGCTCAAAATGGTTCAATAACCGTCCTTGGGAATTGATCAAAAAAGAGAAAAAAGACAAGATACTTTTCTACGCTATTGTGAACGAATATTACTCAGATTTTGTTTGTCACCCTAGCGGAAAGATACCATTACCGTATAATCCTGCTATACCGACACGATAAGGACTTCTATGGCTCAATTCATCCAATCTGCCAATACTTTAGTTAGCCGTGTTGCATCTTGGGTCGGAGCCATTGCCAACTCTACAGGCGTTAACGCTACTTCCTACACATCTTCTACTGGCGTAATAGCTACCGCATCGTCTTTGGTGGGCGTAATTAATGTTGGTGACTTCATTGGTTATAACCCTACCTACCCTTTTACGGTAGTCACGGCAATTACTTCATCGACAATTACTGTCAACGACCCAGACTTGATTTGGAGTGGTGCTACATACCCAGTGGCAATCCTTAAACTGCCCACACAATCTGTTTTAGAAATTCAGAACTCTATTCAGTTGGCAGAACTCAAAATGAGAACTGTAGAGTTACCTGCTTTGCGGTCAAATCCTTATGACCCATCTAATCCTGATTATGTGACCACAAATGCACAAGGATTGGCCCCCATTCCTGCCGACATGAATTGGCCAATATTGTTTTTCCAACAAACTCCTAATTCTGACACGCCTCCAGGCTCTGCTGCTGCCGCAATGGGTCCTTGGATCATTTACGACCGTGTTGGAGACCGTGAGATCATTCGTAGACGCATGATTGACCAACTGTATGTCAAACCTTTTGGTGTGCCACGGGTGATCCGTGCATCATTCTCTGAAGTGGGTCCTAACTACGTTTTTACACCTAATCCTGGTGCAAGCGTACAGATTCTTGCTTACTATCAAAAGACCTTTCCATTCTTGTTTAGCCCTACATCAGATTCATTGAATCCTATTGTGCAGAACAATGCGGTGTTGGCTACCTTCCCTGAAGGTTACCTTTATGGTACTTTGGAGGCTTATTACGATAAGAATAAGAATATATCTGAAGCTGAAAAGTGGAGAGCAAGATTTGAAGAGGCTTATGGCTTGATAGAAGACCAGAACTTCAAGGACAAATGGAGAGGTGGAGACCAACATCTCACATCAGAATTCCAACCAAGAGATTACAGATATAGCTTTCGCTAGGAGATATAAATGGCAACAGGTGGGTTATACGGCTCAAGTCTTAGCGGTAATCTTATTGCTCAACCAGGCACGGAGTCTGTTGGACTTTATGGTAATTCTGTGCCTTATGGTGGCACTTACTTTGAATGGTTTATTTTCAAGGAAAGTGCAACTGCTCCTGCCACGCCCACGGGTGGCTCATGGAACTTTACTACAAATGTAGGCGTGCCTCCTACAGGATGGTCAACAACGCCTCCAGCAACGCCCAGCAATACTGTATGGGCATCAATTGCGTTTGTTAACAGCAAGATTGGCTCAACATTTACTTGGTCGACTCCTGCAACATGGGTTCAACAAGGTATTTCAGGTTATTCAGGTATATCTGGCTATTCAGGCTATAGTGGTATATCTGGCTTTTCAGGCGCAAGTGGTTATTCAGGCAAGAGTGGTTATTCTGGAAGCGGTATCTCTGGTTATTCGGGATACTCAGGAGCATCAGGCATATCAGGCTTTAGTGGTTATTCTGGTTCAGGCATATCTGGATACAGTGGCTTTAGTGGTGCATCAGGAATAAGTGGTTTTTCTGGTATATCTGGATTTAGTGGAACATCTGGTTATTCTGGATCAGGTATATCGGGTTATTCTGGTGCGTCAGGTATCTCAGGTTATAGTGGTTACTCTGGATCAGGAGCAGGTACGGTAACTTCTGTTGCAATGACTGTACCGACATTTATGTCTGTAACAGGTTCTCCTATTACCACTAGTGGAACTTTAGCTTTATCTGCAACAACATCAGGCGCAAATTCTATTGTCTTGCGTGATGCTAATTCTAATATTACAGTTAATTGTGTGTTTGAGGGTTATGTTACTCAAGCTGCTAGTGGCACAACTATTGTTTTATTAGCTTCATCTGCCCAAAATTATCAAATTACTGGTTCTGGTGGTCAAATTATCAGATTGCCCGATGCTACAACATTGCCAAATGGTGCAACATTTACATTTAATAATAATCAAACATCTGGTGCAATTACTGTACAAAATAATTCATCAACAACTGTTGCTACCATTCAATCAGGTGGTTATGTCACAATTGTTTTATTAAGTAATTCAACTGCTGCTGGTTCTTGGGATAGACACGATTCGACACCTTCCAATGTATCTTGGTCAACAAATACATTAGATTACCCTGGATCAATTACATCTTCCACATGGAATGGAAGCACTATTGCAATTAATCGTGGCGGTACAGGATTATCTGCGGTTGGCACATCGGGATATGCTTTAGTATCTAATGGTTCTGCGCTTGTTTACACTGCATTCCCAACAGGAACATCTGGTTATTCTGGTTATTCTGGGTACAGTGGAATTTCGGGTTACAGTGGATATTCTGGAACTAATGGAGCATCAGGAACATCAGGATATTCTGGTTTTTCTGGGTCAGGTATATCTGGATATTCAGGATACAGTGGATATTCTGGTGCTGGTGTAGCGGCTGGCTCAAACACACAAGTCCAATACAACAATGGTGGAGCATTTGCTGGTTCTGCCAACATGACTTTTAATGGTACTGTGTTGACTACTTTGGGTCACACAATTACCAATGATGCAACTATTAACGGATTGACTGTTGGTAAGGGTGGTGGTTCTTCAACTCAATCAAGTGCTGTTGGTTATCAGGCATTACTGAATCAAACTGGTGCAGGAGATTACAACACGGCTTTTGGTTATGGTGCTGGTCTTGGAATTACAACAGGTCAAGTAAACGTAGCAATTGGACGTTTGTCCATGTACACAAATACAGTTACTGGTTCAAACAATGATGCTTTTGGTACAGGTGCGTTACAAAAGTTAACATCAGGTAACAACAATACTGCTGTTGGTGATACGGCTTTAAGAGACAACACAAGTGGTTCTACTAATACAGCAGTTGGAACTAACGCACTTTTACAAAACACTACAGCATCTTACAACACAGCAGTAGGATACCAAGCTGGATATAGTAATACTACTGGTGGCGGTGGAGTTTTTATTGGTTATCAAGCTGGCTATACATCTAATACAGGAAACTTTAATGCTATTGGATACCAAGCTGGGTATTCTAATACTACAGGGTCAATTCTTGGCGTAGGCGATAGCGCATTAAGACAAAACACAACTGGAACAGATAATACAGGTGTTGGTAGTTTCCAAACTTTATATAACAATACTACTGGTTCTTCAAATGTAGCATTAGGAAGACAAGCCCTTTACTCCAACACCACAGCATCTAACAACACAGCAGTAGGGTATCAGGCTCTATATAGCACCGCAACAGGAAGTCCTTTAACGGCAGTTGGTTATCAAGCTGGTTATGGCAATGGTTCAACTTGTGCATTTAATGCTTGGTTTGGCTATCAATCAGGATATAACAGCACGGCTGGAACAAGCAATAATGGTTTTGGCTATCAGACTTTATATAACACAACAGGTTCTGCTAATAATGCTTTTGGCGAATCGGCAATGAAAGCCAACACTAGCGGAAGTAATAATACCGCAATGGGTCAAGGTGCATTATCGGCAAATACTACAGCATCTAACAACACCGCAGTAGGTTATCAGGCTGGTTACAATAACACTACTGGTTCAGAGCAAACATTTATTGGTTTAAGGGCTGGTTTATCAGTTTCAACAGGCACAGAGAACACCATTGTTGGTTCTGATGCTGGTTATGCAACCACCACTGGTTCTTATAATGTTGCGTTAGGTAAACAAGCATTAAGATTTAACACCACCGCATCTTACAACACCGCAATAGGCTATCAAGCTGCTTATAGCAATACTACTGGAACTTTAATTGCAATAGGTGCTATTGCTGCCTATAACACAAATGGCGGAAATGTTTTGGCTATTGGTCAAGCAGCTCTTTATGCAAACACTACTGGAACAAATAACACGGCAGTTGGTGGTCAAGAAAGTGGTGGTGTTGGCGTTTTACGTTACAACACAACTGGCTCTCAAAATACTGCATTAGGGCATGGTTCATTAGGAAACAATACTACAGCATCTAATAACACAGCAGTAGGTTATCAAGCGGGGTATTCAAATACTACAGGCTCACAAATAACGGCAGTCGGTTATCAAGCGGGGTATAACAATACGACTGGTAGTGGTACAACAGCATTTGGTTATTTTGCACTCAATAGTAGTACTACTGGCGACCATAACTCTTGTTTTGGTCACCTTGCGGGTTCTGATATTAGTACAGGCTCAGGAAACACTTGCATTGGAAGGGCGGCTGGGCAATTTGGTGGTAGTGCATTAACTACTGGAACATATAACACTTTAATTGGATATGGTGCTATTCCATCTTCTTCTGGTGGAAATTATCAAATTGTTGTTAGTGCGCCAAATGCAACATCAACAACAGGAAAAGGCAATTCAACGGGCTTTATCAATCCTAATGGTGGAGGCGTATATCAAGGAAACAACTCTACGCTTTGGTCTGTTACTTCTGACCAGCGATTGAAGAAAAACATTGTAGACAACAATTTAGGACTATCTGCTGTTACACAAATTAAAGTGCGTAATTTTGAATATAGACTTCCAGAAGAAATTACAGAATTAGACAAGTCAAATGCTATCAATATCAAAGGCGTACAGATTGGCCCAATAGCACAAGAATTGGCAGAAGTCTTACCTGATTGCGTGAAAACAGAATCTACTGGCGTAATGTCTGTGGATTCATCTAATCTCATTTGGCATTTGGTTAACGCAATCAAAGAACTAAATGCTGAAGTTCAAACCCTCAAATCTAAAGTAGGAGCATAATATGTCAACAACTTACACCACAACCATCAATTCGATGTACACAGTCCCTAACCCAACGGGATATGTAGTCAATGTACTGTTTACAGTATCAGGTACAGATGGAACACATACTGCTTCAATAGATGGCAATATCCAATTCAAGCCAGAACAAACAGAAAACGACTTTATTCCTTACGCAAATTTGACGCAAGAAATAGTTTTAGGATGGATCAATTCTTCTACTGATAATCAAGCAAATTATCATGCTAATATTGACGGACAAATTGCATCGATGGTGAATCCACCTGTTTCACCTTCAGCACAAGCATTACCCTGGGCAACTAACTAAAAGGAACTTTAATGGAGAACATCACTTTGACAACACAATTAATTAACGGAATATTGCAATACTTGGCAACTAGACCTTACCAAGAAGTTGCAGGATTGATAAACGCAATTGAAAAAGCAGCTCAAGCACAACAGGAAGCCCCCAAAGACATTTAAATAGGACTAACATGGAATTGCATTGGTTAAGTGAAAGAAGTGCAGAAGCACAAGAACTGTATAACGAAGTCATTGTCACCAACTGTTACGGGTTAACAGAAGAAATCTGCAAAGATCGTGAGTTTATAGATATAGGCGCAAATATGGGGATGTTTTCTATATTTGCATCTAGTCTAGGAGCAAGCAAAGTCATAGCAGTAGAACCCGTATCTTCTACGGTTGAAATGCTCAAAGACAATATTGAGCAATCAAAATTAGACATTACTGTCTTACAGAACATTGTTTCTGATGTTGGCGATGAAATGGTCAAGATTGGCTTACAAAAGAAGTCTGGCCACAATAGCGTTTACAGTCCAAGCGACAGTTTTGAGGAAGTCAAGACAATTACTCTCAAAGACTTGCTAGACATGACCACTAGCGACAATGTCTTTTTAAAGATCGATTGCGAGGGTGGGGAATACGACATCCTACTTAATCCCGATAATCTAGACAGAGTCACCACGGTGGCTATCGAAATCCACGCTGATCTCCATCCCAACTTCCACGGAGCTTGGCATATCCATGAGGCTTTGACCAAGTTTGGGTTCAAGCCTATTGTTCAAAATCAGATGAAGTCATGGCGGTATGATGCCTTTGGTCAACCATTTGACATCAAGAACCTTCCTGTTTCAGAAGAAATATGGGTGAGACATGGATAGTATTCTTTGCTCCATCGGAACTAGAGGCCGATACGACACCACCCTTCCTCTGGCATTGGCTGCCATCATCAATCAAACCCGTATCCCCGATAAAGTCGTTATCTTTGATGACAATGACAATCCAAGGGATGTCCGTGAGGAACTGATCTATAAAAATCTATTCCAAATGATGGACTTAAAGAACATCGAATGGGAATGGGTTTTTGCTCAAAGACACGGAACACATTGGAATCACCAAGCTGCCAATATCATGGGCTACAAATGGGTTTGGAGAATGGATGATGATTGCATCCCAGAACCCAATGTCCTCAGAACCTTGTTAAGCTATGCTATACGCAAGGACGCAGGAGCCGTTGGAGGTTCTATCCTTACTCCACCCCTCACATTTGAAAATACTCGGTCTACAGGGCGTATAGAGGACATTAACAACGAACCCAATGCCCAATGGAAAGTCATCCAAAAAGAACAAGAGGTCGAGCATCTTCATTGTTCTTTTGTTTATCGTGCTGGGATTTACGATTACAACATAGGTTTATCAAGGGTAGCCCACCGAGAGGAAACCTTGTTCAGCTATGGTTTACATCAAAAGGGTTACAAGCTTTATGTGATTCCTGATGCGATCACTTGGCATTTGAAAAACCCTGAAGGCGGTATTCGATCTGAAACTGATGAATCCCTCTATTTACACGATGAGCAAATCTTTGCAAATTTCATGCAATACCGTGACCATACCATTGTGGTATTAAACTGCGGTTTAGGAGATCACATTGTTTTCTCCAAGATATTGCCTGAGATCAAGAATCCTTTAGTGTTTAGTTGCTATCCTGACATTGTGCCTGGTCATGCAATTGCCCATGCCGAACGGGGATTTGGCAGTATTGACCAATGGAATATCTATTTGAAAATGTCCCAATGGGAATGGAAGGGTTCGCTAGAGGACGCTTTCAGAAAGTTGTACTTATGATCATCATCAGCCCCTATTCCAAATCCCTTAGAAACAGCAAAGAAAATCCAAAGAATTACCCTTACTGGGAAGAAGTCTTAAAAGAAATCAAAGAACCTGTCATCCAAATTGGTATAGCTGGTGAAAAGCAATTGTGTGAAGATTTCAGAAAAAACTTGAGTTTTGATGAACTTAGGTTACTTCTCAAGGAATGCCGCACTTGGATCAGTTGTGATTCGTTCTTTCAGCACTTTGCATGGAAGGAAGGCAAGCGTGGGATTGTGATTTTCTCCCGTTCTGACCCTTTGATCTTTGGTCACCCCGAAAATGTGAATCTTCTGAAAAGCAGGGATTTGCTGACTCCTTACCAATTTATCACTTGGGAAGAGCAAGAATATGTCAAAGAGGCGTTTATTGAGCCTAGTGAGGTCATAAAAGCGTTGGAATTATTCTAGAACTTGGTAAAATTTGGTTGATGCTCAACTTCTATCCTTAAACACCATGAGCGATTTAACTCAAGAATATGTTAAAACTTTGTTTGATTACAAGGATGGTGTTTTTGTCCATAAAACGGAAAAAGCCCGTGGGAAGATTAAAGTAGGTGATAAGGTTGGAAGCTTAACTTCTGATGGCTATTATCGTGTAATGATTGATTACAAAGAATATAGGTTACATAAAATAATATTTCTTTGGCATCATGGTTATATACCTAAAAACATCGACCACATTAACCGAAATACTTTAGACAACAGAATTGAAAATTTGAGGGAATCCAACAGTATTACTAATGCTTACAACAGAAGAAAGCCTAAAAGCAATACTTCTGGGTGTAAAAATGTTTCTTGGAGCAAAAAATATAATCAATGGCAAATACACATAAGAGCAAATAAAAAAACACATTGTTATTATGCTAAAGATTTTGAATTGGCTGAGTTAATTGCAATAGAAGCTAGAAACTTATTACACGGAAAGTTTGCTTGCCATGTCTGATTACACATCTCTAAAAACTCCATTTTCAAATATGTCATTTTGTCCCGATGTGCCGAGCAACGCATTGGGTCCGAATGAATATAACTCAGGGTTAAACATTGAAGCTGATGTCAGGGGAGTTAAAAAGGTTTTTGGTGAAATAGATATAGCAACCGCAATACCCAACTTGCCCATCTATATGGATGGAGGATTTCGATCAGAAACCAGTTGGGTTTACATCATTGCCACTAGAGACTCATCTAACTTTGGTAGATGGTACATGGTGACGGCCACAGGCATATCCAACATCACTCCAGGCGTGGGAGCCAATCCATCGGTGTATCTTACTGGATACACAGAAAACATTAACATTACGACATCATGGGTAGGTAATGTATTCTTTATCAACGATGGCATTAACGCCCCGATGTACTTTAGGCCAACGCAAACAGAAATCTATTTCTATGATGCTGCGCCCGACAATTATGTGTGGAATTATGAAGCATCTTCTACCCCTGCGGTAACCAAGGTCACTGCTACCTTTGTCAGAAACTATTGCTCACCCAATGTCGGCAATATCTTGATTGCAGGAAATCTTACAAAGACTTACGCATCTGGGCAGATCATTAATTACCCCACAACGGTGCGTTGGTCTCAGCAGTTTGCCAATACGGGTGTTCCTGCCAACTGGACTCCTACATTATCGAATGTGGCCAATGAGGTGGAGATTCCTGTTCGTGGACCGATCATTGATGGATTCTTTTTAGGTGGCAACTTCTATGTCTGTTCTTATTGGGATACTGTTGTTTTTGCTCCTATTGCTTATCAATCTTCTTATGCTCCTATTTTTGGTATACGTTTGTTTAACCAAGGCAGAGGGCTATTCAACAATAACTGTTGGTCCAATACGGATGCCAATGTTTATGGCATTGACGCTAGGGATATCTGGGTATTCGATGGTTCTAACTTTAATCCATTGGGTAATCAGCGTGTAAGGGATTACTTCTTTGCCAATCTAAACACCAATTTAGACGCAAATGGGCAACCCTACGCAGACCGTATGTTCATGGTCAATAATACACAAAAGAACCAAATAGAAATATATTACCCAGATAAAAATAGCACATCATGGTGCAACAAGATGTTGTCATGGAGATACGATATCCAAGTCTGGAATGCACCTAAAGACATCCAATACGCCTGTATGGGGTGCGAGGGACCTAGATGGATAGATGCATCAACTGACTATTTTAATTTGGCTTCTAGGGCAGTTGTGTACGCAAAAGGCGGTGTGGCCAATCAGAAACTGGTGGAGACTTCAATTGGGAATTCTTTTAGTGGAAATACTATTCCTGTACTTTTTGAGCGTACTAATGTTGCTTTGGTTAGCACTGATGGTCCAGTACCTTTTTCCTCCAAAGTCTATATCCACAGATTAATGCCTGAGATATCAGGGTCTGGCACGATCAACATCACGGTTGGAGGTGCTAACTCTACTGCCCAATCCGCCACCTACGGAGCGACAGGAACGGTCTCCATTGTCACCGACAATCCTTGGGTGACCACGCAACAAAACACATTCAGGACGATAGCGATCAAGGTTGAATCTAATGACGCTACAAACACCTTTAATCTGACTGCCATGAACTGGCAAGCCACCGTCACTGAGGATGCTTACTAATGCCATTTTCACTGACTTCCAATCCGAGTCTGACCGAGATATCAGATGCCATCAATTATTTGCTGAATAATTTTGGGTCTAATGTTTCCATAGATTTACAGACAGGAATCATTGCAGGTCCGTCTGGCAGAATATCCAACCTTTACAAATACATCTCCATTAAGTACGCAACATCTTACGATGGAACGGTAGGGTTTAGCAATGTACCTACAAATGCCACATACTACGGTATAAGAAATTCCAATAGCTCAACAGAATCTACCAATCCTGCTGACTACATTTGGTATAAAACCACGGGCTTTGGGACGACCAACTTTCTTTGGTACATCGTGGCTGGCGGTCGGCAAATTGACTTTTATCTGTCTGCAACATCACCAGGCATTTACTATGTCAAAGACCCTGGCACGGCCATTGACATTGATATTGTCACGACAACAAGCACACAGAATGTAGCTATTCTTGCTATATACCAATGGACATCGGGAAGTGCTCCTGCAAGACCATCCACGACCTCGACCTACACTTGGGCTACCGCATCCTATTCTGCGCCTTCTGGATGGACTACAACGCCTTCTACAAACAGTACGCCAGGATATGTCCAGTGGGCCATCTTTGTGCCGATCACTGCCAACTCCAACACGGCAACCTCAACTATTGATTGGACTAATACTTCTTACCCAATTGTCCAATTCAGTTCAAACGGTGCTACAGGCGCAACGGGTGGCAATGGACTAAGCGCATTGACTGCATATCTGCAACAGTCTCAATCAAGTGCTGCCCCATCGACTCCCGCCAACACCACGGGACCAACCGCCCCGTCAGGATGGAGCTTGTCTGCACCCACATCGGTCACGGTCGGTAATGTTGTTTACTATACTTTTGGTCAATACAATTCGACATCTTCTACGCTGAATGGCGTTCCTGCTGGACAAACCCAGTGGGGAGTTCCTACCGCAGCGTCTATTTTCCAAGACATTCGGTCAGACAACTGGAATGGATCGACACCGCCAACGCCTGGCACGCCTAGCACCTATGGAACTTCTGGATATTATATATCTCGAAGCGGTGGCAATATGTGGCTCAATAGTGTTTATGGCCGTGGTACTGCCCAGTTTGATGGCACAAATTCTGCTACTGGTGGCTACAGTGCTGCTATTCTTGCTAACTCAAGTTATGGCCAAAATGTAGGGGTAGAGGGATATACCAATAATACATTTTTAACTTCTGGTGCTTTAAGGGCTTACAACAATAGCGGAAGTACTGGAAACGCTATTTACGGCTACCAAAATGGTTCTGGCGTTGGTGTTCTTGGTCAAACTGCTTCTGGCACTGGAGTAAAAGGCACTGGCACTACAGGCGTTACAGGAACTGGAACCCGTGGTGTTAATGGTGGCGGAAGCTCTGGAGACTATGGAGTCTATGGAATTAATACTTCTGGCGGTACTGCCATCTTTGCTGATGGATACTATGGAACCAATAACAGCACTTTGGTAACCAATTTGTATGCTGACTTAGCTAAAACTTTGGTGGGAACTGGTGGTGCTAATCAACTTAGGTTTGTTAGCGGTACATCCACAGGAACATCGGCTGCCACATTCTCAGCAACAAAGCCTGGTGGCGCATCCACTAATGTATGGATAACCATGCAAATTGACGCAACAACCATTTACATTCCAGTTTGGACATAACATGAGAACTACGATTATTCCTCAAGCCACGGTTATTGAAGACATCAGTTTGATTGATGAAGCACCAGGATTGCAAGTCAGGTTTTTGGTGGGCAAACGGGAGTCAAATGGTAACTGGGTTGTACCCCAACAATTTGAAACATTTATTGTTGCTGGTGAGCAATACACAGAACTCAATGGACCGCCCCAATCTTGGTGTCCAGATAAGCCAACGGGTACATATAGAAACGAAGATTTATGGCATTATGTTGACTTACAAAGGAATAGCATTTAATCATAAACATCGGTAAAATTTGCCAAAAGGATTAATATGGGTGCTCCAGTTCAAAATCAGACTCAAAGTTCAATGGGTACGCAACCTACGTTGCCTATGCAACCGACTTTGTCTACGGGTAATCAAAGCAATCCACCCAATTCATACCCTATCCAACAGAGCCAACAAATGCCTGATTTGCCTATGGGCAAAGGGAATACAACTAATTCAGCGACATCGGGGCAACCGCAAATGGGAATGCCAAACAACAACCCTAATAGTGGGTACGGAGGTCAATCATGAGTTTATTTGGTGATATTTTTGGCGCACTAGGTATTGGTGGCAATAGTTCTAGTGGAAATGCTACAACAACTCCTACATTAACTCCTGATCAACAAGCGTATTTAGATGCTCAAACAAAAGCATTTACAAATACGTTTTTACCTGCTTATCAAAACACAGTTCAAGGAGCAAATAATATATATGGCGCATCTGCACCATATTTAAATCAAGGCGCCTTGCAAGGATTTAGCCAAGCCACAAATACTGCTCAAGGATTATTTAATCCTTCGATGAATGCTTTAAATCAATCTTCTAGTGCTTTAGCAAACATCATAAATCCTAATTATATAAATAGCCAAATTCAAGGCTATTTGCAACCCGTCATGGAGCAAAACAGAGAAGCTAATAATTCTTTATTTGCCCAATACGGTGGTTCTGGTAATTTGGGTTCTGCAAGGTCAGCATTAGCTCAACAAAGTCTTGCGGGATTAAACCAAGCAAGATTGCAAGCAGCTGGCACAAATGCTATTTCAAACATTACTGGACAACAAATTTTGGCTGCTCAAGGTTTAGGTGGAATGGGTTTCCAAGGATTAAATACTGCTCAAGGAGCAAATCAAGCTGCCGTTGGTTTTGCAAATGCTCCAACAGATTTATATTCAAAATACGCAAGTGTTATTTTTGGTGTACCTCAACAATCTACTGTTGGGAACTTTACTGGAACTCAAGGAAGCACTTCTTCTGGTTCAAGTCAAGCTCGTTCATTTAACTTTGGATTTTAAACAATGGCTACAAATCCTTTTGCTGGCATAGGATTAGAATCATTTGGTGGTGATGTGGGCAAGGCTCAAGCGTTGTCACATTCTGCTTTTGAGAAATCAGAAAGAGCTAGATATGACAAGCAAGGCAACAAGAAGCCAACTTTAATTAGTGCTTATATTGCTTCTTTGATACCAGGTAGTGCACCGCCTAAAGAAAACATGGAAATGCCAGCAAAAATTGAAGCTCCTAGTGTTGGCGTAGCACCATTTCCTATTGCACCGCAAAATCAAAACACACAAATTGCTCCACCACAGTTGCCAAATCAACACCCTGATTTAGTGCAAAGGCTTTCAGAATCTAGAAATGATTGGGGACTTTAATGGAACAAGAAACACAACAACCAATTATTCCTCCAACAATTAAAAGTATTGCTGGATCGCCTCCGCCTGGCGTTGATAATAAAAATGTTAATTTTGCAATCGATGCAGAAACACGTTATTCCAATGCAGTAGATCAAAGAAACTTAGGCGAATTAAAAACTATTGCAACGCAATTCAAAGGTACTCCTGTTGCCGAGGCTGCCGATCATTCGCATCAAGTCATTTCTAAAAACGCTGAGTACGAAAATAAAGTTATAGACCCAATCATGAAGGCTGGCGGTTGGAATTCGATTGAAGGCCGTAAATTAATTCTTGATTCTTTGGAACAAGAAAGAGATGAGCCTAGATTTTTAGACTTCATGAAAGCTTCTTTGTTTGGTTCTCCTGAAGCAAAGTATATGCTTTATGGCGGAAGAATTAAACCCATTCCAACTTTTGATATACAAGGCAATCAATTGTTGAAATTCATGGATGAGTCTGGTAAACCATACGGTGGCGTTGATTTGGTTACAGGAGCTAAATTAACTAATGCGCAAATGAGTGAGCGTGGTGCTAATGTAGATCGCATCACCGATACAGTCAAATATGCTAACACCACTAAGAATGCGGAAAAGTATAGAGAATATTTTGCTAGCCAACAAGTTGCCGATGCCGCTTACGCTAATGCTGCGCCCGCCATTAAAGATGCAAGCGCACAAAAAGAACAATTGCTAAAAACACTATATGGTAGCGGATTGAACAATGACCAAAGAAACTTTATTTCTGGCGTATCTTCTATGCAAGCTGGATTTACACAATCTGTAAGTAAGGCTATGAGTGACCTTGACCAGTTTGTAAATAACAAAGGAACCAAGGTTGATGAAAATGTTCGTAAAGGTGCAAACATTGGATTGAATCAATTGTCACAAGCAAACCCAGATTTAGGTGGATTGTATTTGGGTGCCAATGGTTCAATTACTGATGGCAAAGGCAAGACAATTAGCAATAATGAGCTAAAAAACCTACAAAACAATTTCAATAAAAACTTTAACTTTGAACAAAACTATACCAAAGCTAAACAAGAAATTGAAAAGAATGAGGTTTATAGAAATTTAAAGCCAGAACAAAAGCAAGCTTTAGATATGATCATGGACATTGATCGTTCTGTTGAGCAAAAACACGCTGAATTATCTAAGTTTGGTCAACCATCTTTTTTATTGCCTATTCAGTCTATGGGCGTTACTGATCAGTTTTCTAGAGCCGTTAATCAATCTATTAAAGGTCAATTCAATTCGGATGCTATTCAAGCATTTCAAGACTACAAAAACAATGCATTAAAGAACTATCCACCAGGAACAACTCCAACACCTGGTGAGTTAGAGTCTGCATTCATGCGTACGCCTTTATATCAAGAAATGAAGCTGAAGGCCGCTAAACGTGCTGAAGATGCAATTACTGAAGAATACAAAGCTGGTTTTGCGACAAGAACTCCAGAGCAAACTTCTAGAGAGCCTTTAGGTGGCGTTAATCCACAAGAGAAAATCAACAAAGTAACGCCTGAAGCTAAAGCACCGCCAGTTAAAGAAGGCAGAAAAGAACAAGACTTATCATCTTTAGCAGAACAGTTTAGAAAGAAGAAGGTTAAATAATCATGGCTGATCCATTAATTGACCGCATCAAGAATGTCTTTGTTCCTAAAGACTCTGCTCCACCACCATCTGCACCCGAAGAAGATGAGTTTGATGAACAAGGCTTTCGTGAGGCCGCTAAATCTCTAGGTAATTATTCTGAAAGAGAAATTGAAGACTTTATCAAAAGAGAAAAGGCTGGTTTAAAAAGCCCACAAGCAGAACCCAAAGCAGAAGATGTAAAAATTGATGAGCCTTTTAAAGAGTTTGAAGGGCTGGCAAAAGCAGGTGTTGGTTACTTGGGATATAAGTTGGGTCGATCTCTAATTCCTAAGCCACCTGATGACAACACGCCACCTAACAATCCACCCAATAACCCACCTAATAATCCGCCAAACAATCCACCTAATGGGTTGGATGAGATTAAGCGTCAAAATTTAATTAATGCTGAAAAAAGAGCACAAGAACTTCATGACTTAGAAGTTCAATTGAGAAAGAAAAAGTTAGAAGGTGGCACCACACAACCAAAGTCAATCACTGAAAGAACTATTGGTGGTCAACCTTCCGTAGAAGCAACAAGTGAACTTTCTCCAGAAGTTACTAGCTCTGAGCCTTATAAGCAATTTACCGCTTTAGAAGAAAAGTCTGGTGGTCCTATAACCACGGCTAGTGATTTGAAAATGATTCAGCAAAGCGAAGCCAATCGTATTGCTAAAGAACAAGAAGCATTAAAGAAAGCTCAACAAGCTGGCGTGACACCATCTACTTCTCCACAAGAAGCACAAACTCTTATTACGACTTCTGAAGCAGCCAAAGACCCAATTGAAAAGCTTCAAGAAAACAAAACTATTAATCAACCATCTGAGAAGGTTGCTGGAGCTGCCAAGCCCTTTAGAATTTCTAAAGAAGAAGTCAGAAAAGCACAAGGAAGTAGAAGTCAGATTCTTAATTATTTAGGATATGACGCAAAGAATCCAAACTCTATACGATCAAAAGATGCAATGACATCATTTGAAATGTTAAGACCTGATATAGAAGGTAAAGCTTCTTATCGTGGCAAGTCTGGTAATCCTAACGGATACGACATTTATAGAAATTTTGTTGACCAAAATATTAATTCTTTGCCTGAGTCTACTCAAGTGTTTCTTTCTGAGGCAAAAAAAAAGGTATCGGACCGTTCAGTCCCGCCACCGAGTCAAGCTGGAAACGCAACACCAGAGTTATTGAGTAACCTTACCAGAATGGGTTTGGGTGGTTTAGTGGCCATGTATGAAGGGCAGAATGCCAAACAAGCTTATGAACGTGGGGACACTGGCATGGCAGCGTCACACCTCAGTCAAATAGGTAACCTAACATTACCAGGAATGATTGCCAATGGTTTATTTGGAATCAATCCAGAGGAATTGCAAACTTTGCGTTCTGCTGAACAAGGTAGAAAAGTTGGTTTTGGTCGAGGTGTTGCGCCTCCTTCTGCTTATATGAGGTAATCATGGATGAGAAAATCACCCACGAACAAATCTATGCTCGCCTTTGTGCGGTAGAGACCAAGGTCGATCAGATCGACAACAACACCAAATCCCTTGTAGAAGGCTTTAATGCGGTTCAGGGAGCGTTTAAAGTGTTGGGTTGGATAGCATATGTTGCCAAACCTATTATTTGGATTGTGGGCGTTTTAACGGCTTTGTCGTTCCTTACTGATTATTTCAAAGGTAAATAGAAATTGATCCGTTTACCCTTGTCGCATTGGCTTCAAGTGCCTTCAAACTTGTTAAAGAATCTTGTGAAATGTATAAGGAGGGGCGACAGTTTGTTGTCGATGCAAAGAAGGAGCTTGATGGAGTAGTCAAAGATGTCAAAGGTATCCAAAAGGATGCCAAAGGCGTTTGGGGGTTTTTGACGGGTCTTTTTGGTGGTGCCAAAGAAGAAATTCAACAAAAAACTGTTGAAAAGCCCGTTAAGAAGGTAAAACAAAAGACCCCTGAATTTGATGAGAACCAGATTTATGCACAAGTTGCGGACGCATTGACTAAGTTCTTTCATGCTTACAATGGTTTGCAAGCTTACAAGATGGAACAAGAAGCTAGTGCTTTAACGGTAGGAGATGAAGAGGGTCAGGACATTGCAATTAAGTTAGTGATCGCTGACTTACAGATGGAAAAGTTAAATGAGGAGATGAGGGAATACATGGTCTACCATGTCCCACAGGAAATGAAAAATTTGTATAGCCGAGTCAATGACATGATTGGACACATTGCCAACAAGCAACAGTTAGCTAGGAAAGAGAAACTAGACGCAAAAAGGAAGTTGGAATGGCAACGAAGACAGGTTATAGACCGCCTGAGAAACAGGGTTATGGTGGCCATAGCAACCAGCCTGGTGATCCTGTGGGCGTGGTTAATGATACTGACAATGATTCCTTCTACATCATCGTGATCATTGCGTTATTGGCGTTGATTATGTTTATCATGCCAGTGTTGATGTGGATGTATATGGATATACGCCAATCAGAAATCAAGGTTGAGAAGTTGATTAAGAAACTGGAAGAAAAATGAAACGCTTCATATGCTTACTTTTCCTGCTTTTGTGTTCATGTTCTGATCAATATAGATACAAATGCCAAGACTTTGATCACTTCCAAGACCCCGAGTGTCAAAAGCCCCGTTGTCTGTTCACCCAGATTTGCCCTGAATATTTAACTGCGCCTGTATTGGAGAAACAAGTTGAACAACAAACTAACAGCAGAAGAAATTGAAGTCAGGATATGGGCTATCGTGGTCCTATCCATAACCGCCATTCTTTTCTTTATTGTTATAGCATTGCTCTATAGCGTTACTTTTGTAGTACAACCTATCAAGGCAATGGCTCCGATAGACCAAGCCTATACAAAGATGCTGAACGATATAGTTCTTCTATTGGTGGGAGGTATTGGTGGCATTGTAGGTAAAAGGGTTGTCGGTGGTGTTGCAGGAACTCTAGCAGGGGTTAAACAGGCCACCACGCCTATGATGGGACCAGGATGCTACCAACCTATGGGTTTTCAACCAGGCTTCCAAAGCCAGCCTATGAGTTCTGCTTTTGGTGCTTTGCCCACATTCCAGAACCCTAAGTTTGATGAGTCTTGGACTCCTCCTCCACCACCCACCACACCGCCAAGCTTGGAGCACGAAGAAGAGCGTGAGCGTATGGCAGTAGCAAGGGCAGAAGCAGATGTTTAGTTTTTTAAATCCTTGGGTTATCTTAGGCGCAATCTTTACTTTAATTGGAGTTTATTCTTATGGACATCATTCAGGTTATCAAGAACGTGTTACTGAAGATCAAATTGAGATTGCAAGACTTAATGACGAAGCTCGCACCAAAGAACAAGCCTTGAATGAAAAGATAGGCAAAAACCAAATTGCACTGAGAAAGGCAAAAGATGAACTCAAGTCTAAACAAAATTCCATTAATGCTCGCATTGACACTGGCGAGTTGCGCCTCCCCACCAGTTGTGCCCTACAAGCCCCCACAGATACCGCCTCTAGCGATGGAGGCCAAGGAGGCCAATCTGACAGACAGGCTATTAAAGATATTGTCGCCCTCACAACAGAAGGAGACAAAGCCATCATCGAGCGAAACGCCTGTATCCAACAATACAACGAAGTAAGGGACACCATCAATGTTAAGCCCTGAGAAACTACACGCCCTAGGGATTGGAGCCGAGTGGTCTGAGCCTTTGACCACGACTTTTGTGAAGTTCGGTATGGTCTCTTCTAAAGAACAAGCAGCCTTTATTGGACAATGTAGCCATGAAAGCAACCACTTCAAGGTCTTGGAAGAAAATCTTAACTACAGAGCCGAGACTCTTCAAAAGTTGTTCGGTCATAAATTCAAGCCAGGCGAAGTCGAGCTTTACGCTAGACAACCCGCTAAGATTGCCAACAGAATTTACGCCAACAGAATGGGAAACCGTGACGAAGCATCAGGAGATGGTTACAGATTTCGAGGTAGGGGCGTTGTACAACTTACGGGGCATGATAACTACTGGCATTGTGGTCAAGCATTGGGTCAGGATTTTGTGATGAATCCAGATTTGGTGGCAAGCCCAATGTACGCTGCACTGTCAGCAGGATGGTTCTGGAAGACGCATGGATGCGGTGCTCTTGTAGATAATCCGCAACAGTTATGTAAAAGGATCAATGGTGGCTTAATTGGTCTTGATGATAGAATTAAGCAGACAGAACGTGCAGTTGCTGTCCTTTCGTGATTCCTTGCAAAGAGGGTTTGGGGAGTAGGTTAAAACCTCTCCCCTTTTTTTCGTAAATGTGTCACATAAGTTTACGACAATAACTTCATGCAAATCAAGCAAATAGACACATCTGTTAGTGGGAATGCTGAACTTCTGATTCGTTTACAGAAAGAGTGTTTGCCCTATGACAAAGTTTATGATGTTTCTTATGGGACTTGGTGGGTTGCTTATCAAGATCATCGTGCTATTGCTTTTGCGGGTCTTGTTCCTTCTAGTCGGTGGCTTGACACTGGTTACTTATGTCGTTCTGGGGTTATTGCTAAAGCCAGGGGACGGGGCGTTCAGAAGAGACTTATTCGAGTCCGTCAAACTTACGCTAAGAAGATGGGTTGGGCGTGGTTAATCACCGACACTTATCACAATCCACCTTCATCTAACTCTTTAATTTCCTGCGGTTTTCGATTGTTTGAACCTAGTGCGCCTTGGGGAGCACGGGGGACTCTTTATTGGAGAAAGAAGCTATGATTCCTGACGAAGAATACATCATGTTATTGAATATGTATAAGAGTCCCTCCATTATGGCCAAGGAACTCAATATCGACATGAGAAGCATCTATAAACGCAGAAACAGATTAGAAGAAAAATATAAAATAAAAATAGATTTTGATGTTCATGTTCGTCCTGATACTCCTGAGAAACCTAAGAGATATGATCTAGGCATTCGGAATGGTTCGGTCATCATTTTTAGTGATGCACACTTTTGGCCTGGCATCAGAACCACTGCCTATAACGGATTGATATGGGCAATACAAAACATCGATGATCTAAAGGCAGTCATCAACAATGGTGACGCATTTGACGGAGCAAGCATCAGTAGGTTCCCCAGGATCGGGTGGGACAAAACTCCATCATTGATTCAGGAATTGAAAGCTTGTGAGCTTGCTCTTGCTGAGATAGAAGATGAGGCCAAGCACATCAATCACAACATCAATCTCATATGGCCTTTAGGCAACCATGATGCGAGGTTTGAGACACGATTGGCAGCCAATGCACCCCAGTATGAGCACATCAAAGGATTCAGCCTTGCAGACCATTTCCCTGCATGGGTTCCTTGTTGGAGCGTGTGGTTGAATGAGAAGGTCATTGTGAAGCACCGTTGGAAGGGTGGTATCCACGCAACACACAACAATACTGTTAACTCAGGGGTGTCGATGGTAACTGGTCATCTACATAGTCTGAAGGTCACCCCATTTGATGACTACAACGGTACAAGGTTTGGTATTGATACTGGAACCCTTGCAGAGCCTAGTGGCCCCCAGTTCGAGAACTACCTTGAGCACTCTCCTACCAACTGGCGTTCAGGGTTTGTAGTGCTGACATTCAAGGATGGTGAGTTGTTGTGGCCAGAGGTTGTCAGGGTATTCGATAAAGACAAGATCGACTTCAGGGGCGAAGTCATCAAGGTGTGATCGGATGGATACACTTTGTGTAACCTTTCGGGCATAAAAAAAGGGACTTAATGTCCCTTTATATGAAGCGGTAAGAGCTTACTCAGCGTCTTCTTCTTCTTCATCTTCTACTTCCAAAGCAACAAGTACTGCTTCAGAAACTTTTTCCAATGTCTCAATATCACCAGTTTCGATGGTGATTGTTGTGTCCCAGTTTTCGATTGTGAATGTGTAAGTCATGGTGGCTCCTTGGTTAAAAACTTCATTGTGGCTCAGAATTATGACAACAAGCTTTCATAACCCGTTGTAATTTTCCCGATTTACCAGGTCTTTTTTCCCCAGTATCGCAAACTAATTTCTTAGTCATTAATGCTTTATACCTAGCAGTCACGCTTGGATAGGGGAAAGAGTGCAACTCGGCCATGACATCATCAGAAATACACCCGTCAGGATGACTTCTAATGACCTCATAGACGATTTTTTCCATGCTCTTGGTATCTACGGCATGGGCAGATGCTACAGAGGTTTCTACGGCCTCTCTGCGGTGCAGAAACTTAGGTAGGGTTCCAAATAAATCAAACATTTTCGTTACTTGGTTCATATTTGAAATTATTTACTGATGCAACAATTCTTGCAATAAAGTCAGGGTCATAACGTATTACATAATCCTGGGCAAATTTTTGGTAATACATTTCTTTATTACCAACCCATATCTTTATTTCAAAAAATACATCTTCTTTTTTTTCATCGTACATAACTAACCTCAAAAAGGAACGTCCGAATCGGGTTCTGGCACATTTCTGCGGGTAGGCTCATTAACCTGGCGGTCCTTGGGGCTGACCGACAGAGACATGAACTTGGTTCCCTGCTTGCTGGTTTTGAGCCAAGCATTAATCCAGAATTCCTCTCCATTGACATTGATCTGACCCTTGTAGTCAGGATGGGTATCTGCTTCTTTCTTGTCGTTTTTGAACAACGAACCTCGGTTGGTGTTGTCAAATTCTTTTGTGGGTTGTCTAGAGTAAGTCATTTAGTTTCCTTTAAGTGATTCGCCATGTTTTTTGAGAGCTGACCTAACTTTTGAGTCCAATAAACTCCAGAGGTAGGTCTTCTCCTCTGCATCAGTTACCCCGATGTATTCTTCATATGCCCCTACAAGGTCATCATTAGTCATGTGAGCAATAATTTCCATAGCGACATCTCTAAGTACCGTCATCTGCTTTTCGGTCACCACAGACCCATCTGTGGGCTTGTGCTTGGGTGCATCTTTGCCTGTGGTCATATCTAGCGCATCATGTTCGACAATCTCAAGCGCACTTACCCACAAATACCTCCGAATATAGGTCTCGACTGCACCTAGATTTTGGACGGGATGACAACCCTTGAGTGCTGCCTCCGACATGGGCGAGGTTATAGTGATCTGCTCTTCAGGATTGTCTTCGTTGATGATCCTAAGTTCAGCAATTTCTTGTCCGTAAGATACGATTCCTATTAAACCGTGGTCTTTAAATATCTTGATGGCAGGGACAATGAAGTCACCCAACTCAAAGTATGTGTAACCAGCAAATTTATTAAGCCCAGTTTTCTTTATCTCTGAACTATGGAAGTCTTGCCTGGCAAGGTTGAGTCTTTTATAAACATTCATTCTTCTCTCGCTTTCATCATTGCATCTGCCATTACATAACAAACTTTTGCATAATAAGTTCGTTCTTCATCAGTCCATCCCATTGAAGCTGAATACCTTGCTACCAATGGAATACATTGAGCTGCAAAATAATCTCTTAAATTCATTCCATAATGAGTTACCATAGCAACCCTGCCATCTTCTTGGGTTTGTTTAAATGTTTGTGGAAACGCTTTCATGCTGCCACTCCAAATGCAATTCTGTATTCTTCTTCAATGATGTTGGCCTGCGTGGCCTCATCAAACTGCTTGAACGCAATGAAGTGATCGATACCACAACATCTGACATTAACAGTTTTGATTCTGATGCAGTACCCACAATAGAGATCATTGGCTGATTCTCTTTTGTATTGCGTTGCAAAGTCTGTAAACATTCCTTTTACTTTCATAATTACCCCCATATAACAAAAACAATAATAGTAACAATTAAAACGATGATCCAAAAGTCTGCTTTAGATTTCATCATTGATCACCCACATCAAGCGGATAGAACCTTGTTGAACACCATCAGAAATCAAAATGTAAGTGTCTTTGTACAAGTCCTTACAATTGGGTTCATCGTCCCAAGTATAGTCCAGATTCTCAATGCAATTAAGAACTGCTTCCATCATGGTATCGCCTTCACCCCAACCCACTGTCATGGCCTTGGAGTAAAGCGGTTCGTATTTAGCTACCGTTTGAAACTTCAATTGGAATCTCCTTGGTTGAGTGGTTGATGATTTCTACGGTTAACTTAACCATAGAAGATACCGCCTTCATTTGTAGATCACGCATTTGGTCTGCATCATGGACATTGCCGTAAACCAAAGCTCTCAATGCTTTTTCTGCTTCAATCAAATCAGATAACTTCATTTTTCTTCCTTTCCAATTCCAATATCAATTTAGCAAACAATTCCATCTCTTCATAAAACTGGCAAACAAACTCTTGATTCAATCCAGTAGTCTCTAAACAATCAATAATTTCATCTGTTGTCATATCAACCCCTATCAAATAACATTTGGCTTAAATCTAAGTCGTAAGCAAGTTGCTCTAAGACTTCATCCTCAATCTCAGTACCATCGACATAGTTGCCTGATTCGATGTAAGTGTCTGATGTATCTCTCCAGCTTCCACCTACTAAGACTAACGATCTGTAATCAATTTCTTTTTCCATCGTGATCTCCTTGTTAAGATGTCTCTACTATACCGCAGTTAAATAAACCTATGCAACCATTAACCCTATGGTTTACTATGTTATTTACATTTATTAGAGTTTTGTGTATTATACGCAACATGACTATTACAGAACTAAAACAGTTCGCCACACTGTATCAAGTGGCCAAAATCCTAAAGATTTCTCCTCCTGCGGTTTATAAGTGGGAAAAGAAAGGGCAAATTCCTGCTCTTCGCCTTTATCAACTTAAAGAATTGCGTCCTGAATGGTGGACACAAGTTAAGAAAAATGGATAGGGACTCCAGGCATATGTACTTGAGACATGAGCGTATATGGATACAAGAGTTTCAAGAGCAGCCAAACCCTTTTATTGCTTATCAATGGTGGATTTCAGAGGAACAAAGAAGTAGAAGAAAAGTGATTACGGAATTTTTTGCAAAGGGAAAAGAAAATGGAAAAGAGTTGCTTTGAATTGTTTTGGGAGGTGTGGCCTAAAAGCCCTAGGAAAGCTTCCAAGTCGATTTGTGAGAAGAAATGGAAGGCCAAGGGGCTAGATAAGCAGTGGAGACAGATACATAAGCACGTCACCTGGCTCAAAACCACGGATATGTGGCGAAAATCAGACGGTAATTTTATTCCTGCACCATTGGTTTATTTGAACCAAGAAAGGTGGGATGGAGCAGAGGTTCCAGAGATGGAGATTACAGTGACAGTAGGGTACAAAGACCCAGCTCTGAAAAAGATTGAAGAAGATAGAAAGATGTCGATTGAGATGCCAGAGGAGATAAGAAAAAAGCTGGCAGAGCTTAAAAAGAAGTTAGTTTCTGTATAATCCAAACCGTTGTCGTGAGAAACAACAGCTTGAAAGCCATTTACACATGCCTTCGCCCTTGGTCTAACTTAAGGGTTCTCACCGAGGGCAGTTGTAAGTGGCTTTTTTTATTGTTTTCACGCTTCCGTACCCTACACGAAAGAAGAGAGTCTGCATGGACTGCCTAGGAGGAAACACCGCACTCTGTACACCCCAGAGCAAAATGCGAGTAGCGTTGATTAAGCGACTACTAAAGCA